GGCCAGAGCCCGAAGGCTCCGGTTTGGCGAAGCAACCCTGCTTCCCTTACTTATGCTAAAGGTTCTGGTCCACTCTCCAAGGCTACCTTTGGACGATGTCCTCGGGGGCTTGGTACAAGTTGCCAGGTCACCTAAGAGGTTCCAACGCTTCGCCCGATACCTAATCTGACCCGAGAGGAATCTCCCCTATTTCTAGGGTGAGCCCTTCTCGGATCATTTCAAGAGCCCCCGGTTCTTGCCACTCAAAGGCGAGGGCCACGGACACTGCCACCGTCCTGCAGACCTGCATAGCTAGCCGAGAGTCTTGCGACGCTCGAACTAAGTATTCAGAATCTGCACTAGGCAGCAAGCCCGTGACCATTCGACTTGGGTGGTCTCCCTTTCGCAATTGGTGGTTAAGGTCAAATAACTCCCACTCAGTACTCTCCGTTTCCGGAGCATCTAAGTGTGGGTCAATTGCCCAAGCGGGGTGGCCAGCCTCTCTAAGAGCTCTACCAAAGATGTTTCCATCTACGGTATTGTCTCTTTCGATAGTCTGACCGCCTCCGCCATCTCGTCCAACCAAGGTTAACACCCATCCTCGGATGAGTGTGTCCAAGGAACCGACGAGGTTCTCCATCATTTGCGAGTGGCTCTCACGCGCCTTACGGATCGATCTAATCGACCAATGCCGTAAGATCTCTATTGCTAGATCTGCGCCTTCGCCCAAAGGACCAAGTATATTACTTGGATTCTCGGGACTCAGATGCAGAGGTGGTAGCCGGGAGAACTGTGCGCTAACCCCCGTGAGCTGATCTATTAGATCCTCATAGGAGACGGTGCATAGCCCGCCCCACAGCTCTGGCTGAACCCCGAGAGGTCCGCCTGGGCCAAGGAGCGAGATCAGCAGATACCGCCAACAGCGCTGATTCAGGTTAGTAGCCTGAAACAGAGCTGCCATCAAATAGGAAAGCGGCGAGATTTCGTATCCTCGACGCACCGCGGTCTCTACCAGCATTCTCATGCCGGATAGATTCTTAAGTGCGACGGTGACCAAAGTTCCCGACACCCCTGTCACCTCATGGCCTTGGTAGAAATGCCGTTTGGCAAATTCCGCCACTTGGGAACCTATAACGGATTTATCCAGGTTTATAGGAACTGCAAGTTGGTCCATGAGTTTCAGGTATTCGTTTGCCACAACCCGATCGAAGATGACTATGTCGTCTCCGAGGAGTGAGTAGCCTTCGAATAGTCCTACGTGACCGGCTCGCAGAGCAGCTATCTGGACTGTTACATGATGTGAAACGGCGAATGCCGCCCATGATGATAACATGCCCATAGGCTGCCCTACTGCATAGCGGTATCTCCGTCCTTTTAGCCAGAAATCACGATCAGTAAGGAGTTTCCTCCATGCAGTCGCGAAGTCTGAACCTGTTAGGACCTCGATAACAAGGATTTGGAAGTCAACAGGAAACCGGTCGGTTGCCGCGGAAAGATCGAAGCTCGAAAGCTCTCCTTCCATAGCGGTTGCCTCACGGACCCTGTCAGCTGCCAATCCTTGATCCCAAGTCCCGTCCATAGGTAACTTTCTCAACTCCTTCATCAGGAAGTTGTGGAAAGGCCTAAGTACGGTTTGGGAGAAGTAGTCACCTAACGCAAATACGCGAACTTTCCCGAGAGGTTCCTCCTTCAAGGCTAACCGTCCTAGGACGGGTCGCCCCTCCGGAAGAAACTCAAGGTACCGGCTCGCGTGAGCGAAGGTGGTCTCTACTACCGAGGATAGACGCTCTACGGTGGTCAACACAGAGCCAAGCCCCGAAAGGCTGGCGATGCGTTGGAATGGCTCCCATAAGGAGCTCCGCCGTAGCTCATAGGCATCCCAGTGCGCACTCAGTGTCGCGTGGCCATTCGGTCCCGACCTATTCGATACTTCGAAAGGTTGAGGGACTTCCTGGTCAGCGCGAAACCGTGCCACTCGCAGGTTACGAAGGGCTCTCATCACCTCAGGACGCAACACACCAACCGGCTCGTGAGAGCCTGGCTGGGTGATCGTACTGAAAGATGCTATGCCCTTGTAACGGATAGACCTAGCGTACCCTAAGAGCACTAAGGCTAAACGAATGTATGACGGTTGCCCATCTAGAATCCCTCGGGCGATTGCCCTTGGTATTATAGCTGGGAGTCCTTTCCAAGTTCGAACTGTAGGGGACTTAGTCCCTTTATTAGCCAGAACGAGGAGGGTCAACCGTTGACACTCCTTTAAGTACACCCCCAGTCCCTTCCAACCTCGGTTGCGCTGCAGTTTCCAGCAGCGGCCGAAGAAGGTTAGGATTGTGTGGGTGGGCCCTGGTAAGCCTAGTAAGAGAATGAGGAACGAGTAAACTCGTTCCCAGGATCTTCCGAAGCTTCTCGAGATAGCCGTACTAGTAATTCGAGGACTGTTCATTGTTTAGATGAATAGCTTCGGTTACGTACGAATATCCGAGCGTCTGAGCGGAGGCGAGAGATTCCTCATCTATGCACGCGATCCGGTTTCGACACTGGGACCGGTGTTCGGACAGATCACTACAGAGGAGCGAACTCAAACCCGCACCTTCCTCCAAACTACTTCCCGTGGGAAATAGTATTGGCGAAAGCCGATACGGGCCCCTGCGGTGACCGGCACAGCTGGTTAAGCTGTG